AAGTTCTATCTTGTGTTTTCTGCCAGGAAAGAGAAAACCAAGAGGTAGTTGGAGGGACGGTAGCCCCTTCTTGTACATTTCTATGTACCCACCTTCTTGGAAGTCGTAGGTTTCCTCCCCGGATTCGAGGATGTCCCCTACGTCAACTGTGGTCTGTTGACTAGTGTCAAAATACCACAGTGGTACCATTGACTCAATTGCGTTTACAATCTCGTCATTGGTATAGTCTGATAGAGCGCTTGTATCCCAATCGGGACCGCCCTCAGACTCATAGTATGGCCAAACTACCTTTTGGTAGGTTTCGACATACTTCCGGGTTTTGAAGACCTTTAAGTCTTTTCCACCCATAATGAGCTCCTGGAAGAGATTTCCTCTAGTTGCTCGTTTAACAAACTCCTCTACTGAGAGAATTTGTTTATCAGCCGCACGGGCAATAGTCCAGCGGTTGTTATTTAGTTCGTGGGGAAACATTTCTTTGAGTTCCCACCAACTAATTGCATTAATGTAGGTTGGATACTCATTCAACCTACTAATGAGATCTTCCTGGAAGTCTAAGATTTCTTCGACTCCCCGGGAGGACACGTTAGTATTTAACTTACGGAATTTCCGCAAGTCCTCTCTAACGTCAATCCCCATCAGAGCTTTTAAAACCAGCCACTGGTGGGGTTCAGGAGACTGGAGAAGAAATTTCTTCACCTCGTCCCTTCTTCCGAGTCCAAAACCTCCAACTTTTGTTGGAAGATGTATGGACGCGAATGCGCGTGGGTTTCTTGCCTTCCTTGGCAGGAGTGGACCCATACGTTCGATAAATAAGGCGCGAATACTCGCCTTTTTATCTTCGGTGAAATAGTTTGGATCCTTTGGGAGCCAATCCATCGCACCTCCAAGTTGTGTCGATTTTCCAATCGCCACATTCTTGTTGTCCTTCTTGATTAGGGTCGATTGACCTCTTTCAATCAGACGGACTTTAACTGAATCAACAATGACAGATTTGCCATTGTCGACTAAGTCAAAAGGTTTACCATTTTCGAGGTTTGTTAGATTTAACAGCCTCTCGGTATACCTGACACATATCTTCGAATAACCATGTTGTCCTGGAGATATGTGAGAACCGGCCATGTAATGATATTTCGTTACAAGGTCTAGATAGCGGGAAGGACCCCTTATTAGGTGGTCATCCCCGCCAATATGAAGGAATCTCCAATCTCTCCATAGAGAGTTTCGATCCTCCATGTCCATGAGATCACGCCAGGAAATGTGAGATTTCCCAGTGTACCTCATGAATGCTGCCTCCTCAATCGATAGATTCAGGAGGGTTAGAGATGGTTTGGCTATCGCCTCACCCATCATAATTCCCGTCTTTGATACGATAGTATCAAAGTCCGGAAATTCAACGATTCTCGGACCGATCATGTCGA